GGAAGTCCTCAGCTCCGCTAAACACACCCGAGGTGAGGCCCGCAAGGTAGGCCGCCACGTCTGCGGCATCGAAGTCGTAGCCGTTGGCGGGATATAAAACGATTTTGCTCAAAAGATCATCTCCTTAGCTTGCGCCAGACCGGCGTGCCTAGCCGCACGGTGCGGGTGGTGCTGTCGCTCTGGCTTTGGGTGATGACATCGGCCACCCGGACGGTGGCCTTGTAGCCCAGCTCCGGGATGGTGCAAAAGGCCACGTCACCAGGGGAGAGCCCCTCGGCATCAATGGTCAACTCAATGGAGCCGGTACGGAGCTGTTCCAGCAGCTTGTTGGTGCCTCGGGCCATGAGCCGCTCGAGGTAGGCTTGGCTCTTGCTGGTCTCGCCCTTTTCCTCGTCCGGCTGCACGTCCCGGGCATCCACATACAGCTCCCGCCGGTCGGCACCGGTGGCATCGGTCAAGCCCACGGTGACGGTGGCCCGGGCCTCGCCCTCGCCAGCGCCCTGCACGATGGCAACGTTGGCGTAGTCGCTGTCGCCAAAGGCCCACGCAGCCTGCTGCAGGTTGCCCCACTTTGTGCTGAACCTGTTGTTTGGGTCAGCGGTGGGCCGGTAGACCTCGAACAGCAGCTTCTTGTCTGCGTTTTTGCCTGCCAGCCGCACCCGGAAGCCCAGATCACAAGCCGCGCCGATGGTCATCAGGTAGTCCATGATACTGCCGCCGGAGGTCTGTGCAGTGTAGGTGGTGTCAAAGCCCACAAGCGTGCCCAGCTCTAGCTTTGGCCATGGCTGCATTGCGCTGACCAGCCTGCGCATGGCGGCTTCGGCGTTCTCGTTCTTCACGATGGCGGTACCGGCTCGCTTTGTGAAGATCCACGTCCCCGGGAAGCCGGTGACCAACAGATTGCTGTCGGTGTTCTCGTTGCTCCGGTGGCAGATGCGCATGGGCACATCGCTGTCGCTGCGGCGCAGCCAGCGGCCCTCCCGGAGCAGGGACAGGTTCTCCTCGGTGGGGCGCACCTCCAACGTGAACTCGCCCTCGGTGTTGTAGGGCTCGTCCCAGTAAAGGCTTACCCACACCTCCACCCGGCCCAGCCGGGCGAGGGTCAGTTCATCCAAAACATCCAGTGTCACGAGATCACCTCCGGCAGAATACCGCTCACCATGGGATAAAAGCGCACCGTCACCTGCAGGCTGGTCTCGCCGCTGTCGGCGGTGGCCTTGAGCAAGTTGTCCCCCGGAGCCAGCTCCAGCAGGTCAGAATCTTCATCCAGCAAAGAAAAGATGTTCTCCTCCGTGCCATCCTCTGTCCGCTTGACTGCCAGCTTGTCGGTGGTGGTGCGGTAGATCTCGATGACCTGCCCGGGGGTCAGGGTGGTCAGGATGCGGATGCTCTGGCCGGTGACGATGTTCAGCACGCACGGGTTGACCACCGCACCGTCGCTCTTGAGGGTGGCCGTGAAGGGCACGCTCAGCGCCCCCGGGTTATAGGCATTCAGCCAGCCGACGGAGGTGCGCACGCCGAACCGGTGGGGCGTGCTGTAATTGATGGGTAGCCTGAAACTGGGCACAAAGCCGTTGATGCAGAAGCTCTGGGCGGTTAGGTCGTACCAGAAGGGTTTCGGGCAGAAGAGCATGAAATCCAGCACCGGGTAGGGGTGGATGCTCTTTGTGTAGGGGGTCTTGGAAAGCACAAAACGGCAGAAGAATTTATCCACAAGATACATTGTGCCGCTGGTGAAATAGGGCAGCTTTTCCAGCAGTAATTCCGCATCCGCATCGCCGTGGGAGCTGTGGCAGTGGATGATGAGCTCACGGCTCACCCCGGCCACGCTCTGGCGCTCCACGCTCACGCCCACCTGGTTCACGCCCTGTGCGGTCTGCACGTCCACGTCTACGCCATTGATGGGGTCGAGGGAGTAGGGCGTGCCGTAAGCCCACCCGATGTCGAGAGTGGCCCCGGCATCCGTGACCAGCTGCAAATGGTCTTTTCTGAATGGCATTGTGGAGCCCTCCTTTCATCGTTTCTGGGCCTTGGCCCGGTCGGCTTCCCAGCGTGCTTCCCGCTGGAGATCTGCCGCCGTCTGGGCCTTGGAGTAGATATTTTGGATGATGTTGGTGTCGCCCTCCCGGTGGTACTGGTTGGCGGCTGCGGCCACCTGTGCCGTGCCGGAAGCGGCCACAGACCGGCTGATGGCCATGTTGTCCGATAGCACCAGAGAATCGGCTTGCCGCACCATCTCGGCCAACTTGCTGTTTGCGGCCAGCAGGGCCTCGGTGTTGGCCTCCACAGCGTCGGTCAGGTCTTTGTCCGGGGTGGGAGCCGTCGGCGTGGTGGGGGCCGTCGGTGTGGTGGAGCTGCTGGTCTTGGTGATGTCATTCAGGCTGCGCTCAATCTTTGTCTGGATGCCATCCACATAGGTGGTCACGGTCTTGTAGGAGCGCTCCACGCCGTCCACCAGCTTGGTACCCGCCTCGGTGACGGTCTTGGTCACCCGCTGGGTGATCTTGCCGGTCTCATCCTGCAGCTTCTCGGTGAGCACCTTGGTGGTCACGGTGCTGCCGTCGGCATTGGTGGTCTTGCTGGTGTCGGTCATGCTCTCGATGACCTTCTGGGAGTTGGTGGAAGTGCCGGAGCTGCTGGGGTTGTTGGCAGCTTCCTGCTGCTTCTTCCGTGCCTCCTGCCGGGCCTTGCGGTCGGCAGCGATTTGGTTGGCATAGTCCCAGGCGGGGTTACTGACATAATCGAGCGTACCGCCGTAGAGCCACGCCACCTTGTTGTACATCCAGATCAGGCCGTTGATGAGGACAACGAAGCCCTCGATGCCCGCCGCCACGATGCGCATCAGGCCCTCGAAGATGTAGCTCATAAAGTCCTCGACACCCGCCCAGACGTTCTGGAAGCCGTTGGCCACCTCTTTGTTTTTGCCGGAGAAGTTCAGCAGGGCACCCACCAGCATTCCGATAAGGGAGATGACAAAGAGGATTGGGTTGGCATCCATGGCGGTGTTCAGGGTCAGCTGTGCGCCGGTGGCGCTGGCCGCTGCCGGGACGAACTGCGCCACCAGACCCATGGCCAGATTGGCGAGGTTCCCAAACACGCCGGAGAGGGCGGAACCGAGCTGGTTCAGCGCCCCCATGGCCACGCTCTGGATCTGCGCCTGCTGCTCCTTGGTGCAGGCCTGCCAGAAGTAGGAAGCGGCCCACAGGCCCAGGCTCTCGAGGTCGCCATCCTTGAGGGCCGTTGCCAGCGTCTCGATGGCCCCCAGCGCATCCGTCTGGATGTCAGCCTGGATCTGCGCCCACCCCTCGTCCAGCTTGGTGCGGAACTGCTCCGTGATGGTAGCTCCTACGGTGGCAAAATCCGGCCCGTTGGTGGAGAGGGTCTGGGCAATGTTCTGGATGGCCTGCTCTGCCGCCGGAGCCCCGGTGTTGATGCCGTTGACAAGGCCCTGCGTGACGTTTTCGCCGATCTCAGTGAACACCTTCGAGGGCGAGTGGATGCCCAGCACGTTCTTGACGGTGCTCACCATGCCGTTGACTTTGCCCTTGACTGTGGACACCAGCGTGTCCCACATCCCGGTGATGCCGTTCAGCAGGCCGTTGACGATGTTCTCGCCGATGTGGCCCCATTCATCCATGCTGCCGTCCCACACGCCGGTCAGCTTTGCGATGCAGGCGAGGGCGGCTTCGCCCAGGTTCTCGATGCTGCGGATGATACCGTCTACCAGTGTGGTCAGAAGAGCCGCACCGCAGTTCAGAAGGTCGGGCAGATGGGAGATCAGCGCGGCAGAGAACTTGGCGATCAGCTCCGCCGCTGCGGTGATGAGCTGGGGCAGGTTGTCGGTGATGCCGATGATGAGCTGTTCCAGCAGCTGGATGCCGGCATCGAAGATCTCGTCCTGATGGTCAGCCAGATACTGCACCAGCTTGGTGATGACCTGCGTTGCTGCCGATGCCAGTCCGGGGATCATCTGAACAACACCAGCGGTCAGGTCTTCCAGAATTCCGCTGGCTGCGTCCAGCATGGCCGTCGGGCCGCTCTCATTCAGAGCGCTCGTCAGGGTATTCAGGCAGTCGGTGCCCCAGTTGGCGGCCTCCATCAGGCCCGGCTCCATGGCCTCGAACAGGTCAATACTCAGGTTCTCTGCCGTTGTCTGGAGGCTTTCCATGCTGTGCTGGAAGGTGTCCGTCATGGTCTGGTAGGCGGTGTCGGTTGCTCCGGCGCTGTCCACCATCTGGGCCAGCACGCCGTTGAATTTGTCCGCGCCGCCCGATGCCAGCGAAAGAGCACCGGTACCGGCTTCCACGCTGGACCACAGCCCCGCAAAGGCGGTGCCATCATCGCCCACGCTGTCATACAGCACTTGCAGCACATCGCCCAGGCTCTTGCCGTCAGCACTCAGCTGGGCAAAGCTCTTGCCGGTCTGCTGCTGTAAAATCTTGCCGACGCTGGACCCGGTGTCGCCCAGCTCATTCAGCATGGATTTTGTGTAAGTGGTCGCCTCGGCAGTGGCGATACCGTTTGCAGTCATCACGGCCAGACCACTGGACAGGTTTTCTACGCTGACGTTGTAAGCAGCAGCCAGCGGGATGACACGGCCCATGCTGGACGAAAGCTCGTCCACGCTGGTCTTGCCAAGGTTCTGCGTGGTCAGCAGCACGTCTGAAACGTGGTCTGCCTGGTCAGCGCTCAGGCCGTAGGCGTTCAGCGCGGTGGTCAGGATATCCACGGCAGAGGTCGTGGAGGTAAAACCGGCGACTGCCAGTTTCGCTGCCTGGCCTGCAAATTTCACAGCGGTGGCCGTGTCCTGCCCGGCGCTGATGGCCTGGTAGGTAGCCTCGGCAATATCCGTGGCCGCAATGCCCATGGTGTTGGACATGTCCGTGATCTGACTGCCCAGCTTCTGGATCGAAAGCTTGCCAAGATCGGCGATGGTCCCGACTTTGGCAAGTGATGTCTCGTAGACGGAGCCGTTCCGGATCGCGCTCTGGGCAAGATTCGTCAGCTGGCTGCTGGCCGTCTTTACCAGGTCTGCGATCAGCGTTCCGGCGGCGACGGTCATGCTGCTGACACCCTGCGTGAAGCCGCTGGTGTCCAACTTGGTGTTGCCGGTAACGCTAAAATCAAATGCCACTGTGTCCACCTCTCATTCGGAGCGCGGGCACAGGGGCACAGGCTGCTATAACTTGATTTCTACCTCCCGCTTGCATGCGGGGTTTTTGCATTTTACCCACAAACCGTGGGCACAGGCTTCGGGAGCCGCCCACACGGGCAGCGCTCTGCCGCAGAAGGGGCAGGGCACCGGGGCGCGGGAATCAGCCGAAGCGGTCGAGGAAAGCGTCCTCGTGCTCTTGCAGGGTCTCGTTCCGCTTCACCCCCTTCAGCCCATCCGGCAGGGCAAAGCGCTCTTTCAGGGTCTCGTAGTAGTCCCGGTCGGCTCTGTCCATGCCGGAGGTGTCCTTGCCCCGGATCTCCACGATCTTGCCCAGCGGAGTTTCCGGCGGCAGGGCGTGCAGCAGTGCTTTGAAGCGCCACCAGTGCACTTTGTCGGTGGTCAGGTCGATGCCGTAGGCCTGCTGAAAGGCCCCCACGATATAGTCGGCATCGCACCGGTAGTCCAGCACAGGCTCGTCCTGCGGGTCGCTGCTGCCAGTCCCGGTGCGCTCCTCGTCCTCGGGGCCACCGCCCTGGCAGAAACGCACCAGAGATTCAAAGGCTTCCGGATAGTGCGCCACCGGGATCGGCTCCACAAAGAAGAGCGGGATGGCCGATGCAATCAGACGGGCGCTGTCCTCGTCGGTCTTGACACGGCGGGTGCGGATCAGCAGCCAGATCATGGGTCGGAAGTCAGGGTCGATGGCGCGGCCCTCCCACTCGGTAGGCAGGGTGTCCGTCAGCAGGTCATGCATTGTCCAGTGCCTCAAGCTCTGCCCTCAGCTGGGCACGACGGGCGGCCTTTGCCGCTTCCTGTGCCCGGAAATCCACCACGGCGGGATGTGCCTTGACTGCGGCCCGGCGCTGCTCACGGTTCATGGGGGCAGGGATGGCCTGTGCTGCCGAAACCTGTGCCCGCTCCTCGGCGGGGTGGATCAGCGCGCTGGCACTGGCCTTTTCTGCGGCCATGGCCTCGGCAAAGGCCTTGCTGACCGTCAGGCAGGCGTTGAAGTTGTTGCCGTCCAGCCCCAGTTTTTCGGAAGCGCTCTCGCCCAGAACCTCGTCCAGATAGTCCATGAAGATGCGGCACTGGAAGCGCAGCCAGGCAGGGTAGTCACTCTCGGGAGTGTAGCGGCTGCCCTCCGTCCGGGCACGTTCCTGCTGCCGGGTCTGCGCAGCCAGCATCCGATCCACGTCGGTGGCGTTCAGGGTGGAAAAATCAAATTCAATGCCGTTGATGATCATAGAAGTCCTCCTTGTTACAAAAAGGGCCCCCGTTCACCGGGAACGAGGGCTGTATGAATCATTGAAAATCGGGGGTCAGCCTGCTGCGGCCACAGTCAGGTAGTTGAACTCAGCCGGAACGCCAACACCCTTCACGTCGCAGGCAAAACCTGCGGAGTTGCTGGCGGAGCCGCTTGCATCGGCAGTGACAATAAAGGCGGCTTCGCCCTTCTCGCCCTTGCCGGTCTTTGCGCTGAAGTAGATATAGGGGAACACCACATCAGTGCCGGAGCCAAACTTGACCTTGTGGGAGAGCAGGAAATCCTGCGCGGGGTCGCCCACGCAGCGGTTGCCGTTCAGGGAGAAGGTGCGCTGGGTCTCGCCCTTCTCGGTGACAGTGCCTGCGCGGATATAGGGCGTGTCCTCGGTGGAAGCGTTCAGGGCACCGGAGTGCTCCTTGACACGCTCTGCAAACACGATCCAGTCGCTCTCCTTGGTCTGGGTGGAGGCATCAGTCTGGATCGCAAAGATGAAATCATCGGCCTTTTCGGTGCCGGTGTAGTCCGCGCTGGGCACGATGCCCTTCTTGGTCTTGAGCGCGGTCAGGGTTTCGGAAACAGTCATAGGATGGTCTCCTTTCAAAGTTTGGGTTGATAGTAGACGAGCCGGAGCTGCATCTGCATTTTGCAGCTTCCGGAGCCGTCGGTGACGATGTAGCCGGTGGAAGTGACTTCAATGCTCTGGGCTTCCTTGCCGTGCCCGCATTTGCTCAGATCAGGCAGGATGCCGCAGTCATTTTGTTCCATTACCCAGTCGGCCAGCTGTTCAAAGAAGCCGCTGTTCTCAATTGTGAGCACATCGGTCTCCCCGAACTCCCGTCTGGACAGGAAGAGGTAGTTCTTCGCCAGATCCCGCCCGGAGATGTAACTCTCCACAATGGGGTCGGTGGGGCTGTCCTCAATGGAAAAAGCGGTGGCTTCCTCTTCCAGTCCGGCAAGGCGGAAGGCCGCACCGGTGGCATCCTGTTCCTCAGCGATGAGCGGGCAGGTCTTGAGCCAGTCCCGCAGGGCCGTAATGGACGCTTTGGGCATTACGTTCCACCTCCCAGCTCTTTTCTGGCGGCATTTTTGGCGAACTGGACCAGTTCGTCTTTGTGGTCAGCAATGGCCCGCTGGCCCCAGTAGGAGCCGCGCAGGTGGTTTTCCCCATGCAGCCCCTGTCCCTGCGTGTGCAGGTAATACTGCCGCCGGGCATACGGGGTGTTATAGACCAGCTTTCCGCCCTTGAAGTCAGATGCCTGGTTGACGCTGTTCTTCAGCGTGCCGGTATCGAAGGGCACATAAGGGTCCACAGCTTTGGCCACCTGCTGGGAGAACGCATACTGGACCTTCTGAAAGCCTTTGTCCATCTCGGCCTGAAAGCCGGGCCGGAACCTGAGCTTCAGGTCAATAACGGGTGCACTCATTTCCTCAGCTCCCCTCTACATGAAAATGCGGCAGCAGCGGTTCCCGGTTGTCGGAGACCGCCGCCACCGTGCAGCAGATGTGTGTTTTCTCGAGGGCGGCATACTCGGCCTCGGTCAGGCTGCGGACAGCGCCGCAGATGAGCTTGCCGCCCCGCTTGAGCGTCCAGTGTGTCGCCTTTTCCCCGGGCGGGAGCTTTGCCCACTGGAAATAGGGCAGATACCCGGCGGCAGGGGGCAGCCGGACATGGACTGTCCGCTGGGGGTCGCCGCCGGAGGTGTCCAGCTTCTCCCGCCAGCTGCACCCGGGGATGACGTGGCAGACAGGCCGGTCGATCTCGGTGGCGGTGTCGTGGATGAGGTTCACAACGGTAACGCTGCACTGCATCAGAAACACCCCCGATACAGCAGGCCGTGGGGGTCGTGCCCCAGGCAGCCGGAAAGAATGCTGTACGCTTCGGCGACCTGCTTTTCGGCCAGTGCTCCGTCGGAGAACGTCACGGCAAAGCCGTCGTTGTTGACGCTGGTCACGCCCGGCGCATAGCCGGTGGCAGCGCGTGCCGCTTCGGCCCGTTCAAGGCTCTGCACGA